ACCAAAAAGGGCACGACGGGGGTTTTGCCAGTCCCTGCCTCGACAATGGCGAACTTGTCAGCCAGGAAATTTACCGCGCTGGTAACGCCGTCACTCCAAAGCCCCATGCCCGCGATCCTGCTGTTGGCATCCACCTTGATGGTGTACTGGGCCGTGATCGTGCCGGCGGCCGTGCTGGCAGTGCTGGCTGCAGTCGCTGCCGTAGTGGCATACCCGGACGCGTTATTGGCATAGGTCGAGGCACTGCTGGCGGCCGTCACGGCCGAGACTGAGGATGTCGCGGCGTTCACCGCAGAAGTGGCCGCGTTGCCTGCCTGGGTACTGGCGGCCGTGGCGCTGGTTGATGCAGCAGTGGCACTCGCCGCGGCATTTCCGGCCTGAGTAGTGGCCGCGCTGGCCTGATAGGTGGCCGTCCCTGCAGCAGCACTCGCTGTTGTGGCACTGGTTCCGGCCGAACTGGCTGAGCTGGCGGCATTTGCCGCCGAAGTGGAAGCCTGGGTGGCATATGTCGAGGCACTCGTTGCCGAGGTCGACGCCGCGGTAGCGCTCGATGCGGCCGAGGTTGCACCTGCGCCGGCGTTGGTCGCGTAGGTCGCAGCCGAGGTCGCCGAGGTAGACGCTGCCGATGCGTAGTTTCCCGCCCCAGCGTTGGCGGACTGCGCCGATGTCGCGCTGTTCGAAGCCGCCAGTGCCGACTCCCCGGCTGCTCCTGCCGAGCTGGCTGCGTTCGTGGCGGAGGTATTCGCCGCGGCAGCCGAGTTTCCCGCGTCCGCCGAATGCGCGGTAGCCAGATCCGCGGCAGTCTGTGCGGAGCTGGCGCTTCCTGCTGCGGCATTTTGCGCCTGGATCGCCGATGCCTCGGCTGCGATCGCAGCGGCGGCCGCTGTAGTGCTGCCGTCCTGTATGGTCTCTAGCTGAGCATTGATCGTACCGATGGAATCGAGCGCAGTCGCCACGTCGGAGCTGGCGTCAAGGAGCATTTGAGCTTTGGTGGAGAACACCCCTACCTGCGCTACCGAGGAGCCGCCGGCGGGCGGCACGGTGTCGACCAGGTCGGAAAAGGGGAGGTCCCCTGCCAGGTATCGGGCCAGGGCACTCGAGTTAATCTCGCTGTTCAGCAGCTGGATGACCGTCGTCGGATCGGAGATCGGTGCGCCGCGGACTCCGGTTCTCGCATCAGCCGGGTACCAGGGTCCGCCCTGGCCATAAAGATCGCGCACCCTGGCCCAATAATATTTGGCGATGGTCGGCGACAGCCCCGCATCGGTGAACGCTGCAGTCTTCGTGCTGCCGGCAATGGTTGCAGTACTCCGGTCGTTGGCCACGGCGGACCAGATCTCCAGGGCGGAGAAATCGTCCGGGGTATCGTAGGCGGCGGCCAGTTGTACCGACATCAGCTGGCTGGAGGTTGTTAATGCCGTAGGAGCAGTCGGCAGACTGTTGGAGACGGCTAGCGTCGCTGGCGCCGACATCCCGCCGCCGATATCGACTGCCGAAACGCTCACCGTAAACCCGGGCAGCGGCGCGCCGGCAGTGTCGTCATAGTTTTTGCCATAGCTGTAGACATACCCAGGAATAGCCACGGTCTCAGATCTCAGGACCGCCGCGCCCGCCAGGACCTTCACCCGGTAATGGTCGATAACTCCGGGCAGCGCCGGCGCGTCCCAGACCAGGTTGCAATCCCTCCCGGTAAACACCGATCCCCCGCCTAACACCGCCAGTCCCGTGATGGCGATGCCGGAGATGGAACCGATCGCGCCCGTCGTGCTGTTGGTCGTGAAGCTGACTACCGGCGAGGAAGAATACGGGGTAGATTGCCCCGCGGCATTTACCCCTACCACCATGACATCGTAGGCTGTTTCGGGCTGAACGCCCTGGATGGTGAAGACGTTATCGACGGTTGATCCGGCCTGCTGCCAGGGAAGCCCGGCCTGGCGAATGTAGATCTCCGAGCGCAGCGCCGGAGCTCCGGAGAGCGACCAGCTGACCAGGAGGTTGCGCTGCAGCGCGCCACCCTCCTGGATCAGGGCATGCTGGGAGACTGTGAGCCCCGAGACTGTCACAAAAACACTCAGAGCCGAATAGTTGATAGTGGGGACTATAGGAGAACCACCATCGAGCTCGTAGATGCTCGCGTTGTACTCCGTCGTGATGATGTCGGCCTGCAGATCCCCGTTGCGCTTGATCGAGATCACCCGGAACGGCTTGGTCACCTTGTCGGAGATCCCAAAGGCGTAAAGGTCGAACTGTGCCGGAATCGTGCTGAAGGGCGAGGATACGGTTAGCAAGTCGGTGGTACCCGGAGCGGTCGTCACCGTCCTGGACACTATCGTATCGTCCGAAAGGCGCACCATGACGCTATAGGATATCCCTTCCACGAGCGTCACTTCCTGGTCCAGCTGCACCGTCGTCGAGGTGGCCGACGCCAGCCGGCCGCCGTAGCCCCACTGAGGGACATCGTGCTGGAAGTTGATCACATCGCCGACGCTGCAGGCGATCGCATCGATATCGGCGCCGAACTCGACCGTGCGCACAATCAGCTCATTGATGGCGAGCTGCCGGTTTGCCAGGCGCCACCCCTCGCTAGCCTTGGAAACCCCTATGCATTGGACGTTCACCTTGTTGGCGATGGTCGGGATGTTGCCGTTAACTACTGCCAGCTGGGTGCGGTTGTAGTTCTGGTCCCGGTCCAGGTAATCGACGGTGATCTCGGCCGCGCGGTCCTCGAGGGACAGAAAGGTCTCCCTGAAGGACCCCTGGATGATGTTCCCCATGCTGAAGAGCTGAACCGGATCGGCGGGCATCTCAATGGACAGCGTGAACCCGGTCCCGGTCGGTACGATCGCGCATCCGGCCACCTGGCAGGCCTGCAGCGCGCAGTCCCAGAGCGTGGCATCGGCGTCGAACCCGCCGTTGAAGGTCATGCGCGGTTCGCTGCCCCCTTTGCCGTCCGGTACCGGGGTGTCGAGCCAGGCCGCCAGAATCAGGAACGCCTGGAGATCGAGCACTGAGGGATCGAACCCGTCATAGCGCAACACGTTCAGCTCATTGTCGAAGACCGGCTGAGTCAGCACGTCCCAGAGCACCCAGGCGGGGTTCTTATTAAATGCCACCCTCCAGGAGGTCCCGTCATAGACCCGGATCAGCAGGCAGTCCCCCACCATGCTGAATTGAAAGGATCCCGATATGGAACTCGAGGCCAGCGCCTGGATCCCTACCAGGGCCTGGCGGGGGTAGGTCAGGGCGCTGTTGGTCACCTCGCTGACATTACTCAGATACATGGTCACAAAGTCCGCGTTGTTATCGTCAACCCGGGTGATCCTGACATCGTACCTGCCGTGCGCGAGCGTTCCGGAGTTGATGTTCTGGCGAATGGCCGTAGTGGAATTCCCAGTAACGGTGATACCAGGGGTGATCGTCGGCGCGGTGGGCTGAGTCGGAGGTAACCAATGCCAGACCAGAGAGCGGCCCGTGTTCTCCTCCACGAAACTATCTCCCTCCAAGTGTTCACTGGGGTCGGAAGAGCCGATCTCCAGCTCGCACCAGGCTAGCCCACCGTTACCATCGTCTACCCAGATCCCCGCGCTCCACCTGTCCGCAGTCCCGTCATTCGTGATATCGACGGTGACAGCCGTATCGGCAAGGCTGCGCCAGGCATTGGCTCCATGGGGGCTCAGCTCCACCAGGATAGCGACACTCGAGGAGTCATAGCCCCCCTTGGAGTTGAGCGAAAAAATGCCGCTCGGAAAGGTGATCTCGACATCCAGGGAGTCGAAGACATCCCCCACGGTAGCGTAGACATAGGGCGTGCCGTATGCGATCAGCACCGCCTGGGTGTAATCGGTGTGCACCGCTTCGAAGCCGCTCAGGGCCGTCTGATCAAGCTTTCCTTGGCGTATCTGGCATTGCACCGCCTGGCCGTTGGAATCGTTCAGGAAGTTCTGATAGGGCTGGTTGTTGATGAGGATGTTCGCCGGCGTTGTAATGGCCAGCGGGCCCATCCCCAGCGAGATGAGCGCGTTGATGTACTGGTCGGAGGCGCTGGAGTCGGACCGGTAGGTGGAGATGACATTGCCGGTCAGCCGGTTGGTCCCGTACCAGCGCGGCATGGGCAACCCTTGCTGTTGCACTGTCTGGGGATTCCAGGAATAGGCGTTGGACGCGGTCAGCCCTGAGGATCCGCCCGGGGGCCGGGGCGCGAAGACCGCTCCCACCAGCACTCCGCCGATGATGCCTATGGCGGCTCCCGCTATCATCGATGTGGTCGCCGCCGTCATCCCCCAGAATGCGGGCATCAGCTCGTACTGCTGGGTCATGATCGCGACGGCGGCCACCACGATCAGTCCGATGACGCGGCCGATCATCTTGCCGTCGTTACCGCCGGCAGGTACCGGGCAGAACACGATGTGATCGCCGGGCTGTGGCACCACAAGGTGCAGGTGCCCTTCGGGCACCACTCGGCCATTGATGGAGACGGTAAATTCGAGTTCCGCGGGAAGGGAGTCCCGGATCGTCGAGAGCGGCTCGCCGCAGTATTTATAGGCGAGCGTGTCCCGATCGCGCCGGTCGAAGGGATGGTGAATCTTGGTGAGGGTCAGAGTTTTTGATGCCATCGGTAATACCCTCTGATGCGATGCTGCCATTCGGTAGAATCGAGCCGTTCCACGCAGGCTCGGACGCCGCGCATGATATGGAGGAACTGGTAAAGATTCGGAAGTACCACGCCTACATGGGACATGAAAGGAGGGCGGACACACAGCATGACCACACACCACGGTTCAGGCCGGTCGATTTCCTGGAAAAGTTCCTTGCCGGTGGCCATGCTGCCATGGATCTTTTCCTGATCCGCGATGCTATGGAACTCAGGCAGGAAGATTCCACGCCGGCGGTAGACCTCCTGGACCAGGCCGTAACAGTCGAAGCGATCGGGACCGCGGCCGCCATAGTGGAACTCCTTCCCAAGCAGGTCCAGGTACTCAAACAACGCGGACTCCACCATTCGCAAGTCCAGGCTCGCCGCCGAACCGCGCCACGTTGCCCAGGGTCTGGCAAGCGTCATAGGTCCTGGCGCAGCTGGTGGCCGCCCCGGCATACCCGCATTCGGCGCCCTGGTTGTTTCCCGCGGCGCGCACTGCCGGAGAGTTGAACTGCCAGCGGCAGGAGGAGGCGATGTAGCGGTAGAGCGGGAAACGCCGGCGCAGGGGGCTGGGAGCGCCCAGAGAGAAGGTCACCAGGGTATCGGTACATTCGGAGCTCAGTACCCCGAAGGCCATGGTCAGTTCGGCATAGTTCTCCGAGAGCAGACCCGCGTTCACGATGTAGAGGGTGACCGTCGAGCCGATCCCGCCGTTCAACGCCTCCAGCTGCGCCTGGAATACCCGCATGACGTTGGAGACCGAAAGCTTGATGGTGGGGAGCTGTCCTTTGTTCGCCTCGGTCGGCAGTTCGACGGTGAAAGGAAACGCGGTATAGCTGCGCCCCTGGAACTCGATATCCTCGGTATTCGCGACCAGGTTGAAAGTCGGACCGCCCAGGAGTGCGACGTCGATCAGAAAAAGCCAGGGGCTTCCCTGGCCCAGCTGGTTCTTTGCCTGCCTGAGTGCCAGCGGAATATTCTTCATACCTGCTCCAGGGTAAAGGTGGCCGTCCAGAAAAGTTTGTTGTAGAGCGGCGTGAAGACGATCGGAGTTTTCCCGTAGCGCACCTGGTAGGTCACCCCGTCCATGGGGTTCGTCCAGGAGAAGATCGCGGCTCCGCAGTTCACGGCGTTCTCGTGCGCTTCCAGGGTGAGCTTATCGGCCAGCGGCAGGGAGTTGCCGCCCTGGTACGAAATGCTCCAGGTAATCGGCACCCGGGTAAATCGGGCGCGGGTCTGTACATAGCCGGCGTCGAAAGAGGACCGGATGGTAGGGTCGGCGGTTTTGGTTTGCGACCAGGGCGCGACCGAAGGCGTAATCGAGAGAGTAGGAAAATCGTTCATCAGGACCCTCCCTGCATCATGGTCCGGAGCACGCCGCCGCCGGCGATATTCTCAACCACCACGCCGATCACCCACCCCTTGGCCTGGTCGAACTTGGGGGAGCTCTGACTGGCGCTCATCGGAGATCCGGTGTTGTTCACGATGTTGACGGTAACGCCTGCTCCGCCCTGGTTCTGGCCGCCCACCAGCTGCACCCCCAGCGCACCCGATGCGGTCCTGGTCAGCGGCATGATAGCCTCCGGGCCCGCCTCGCCCATCAGCCCCGCGCCCGAAGCCGTCTGAAAGGAGGTGGGGCCCAGCACGACACCGCCGTCGGCGAATTTCTGTACCCCGCGGTCCCATGCCCCACCCATTGCCTGCGCTGTAGGCAGAAAGGAAAACTCGGTGTTGTAGGCCGGCTGGCTGGTGGCCGATATACTCGAGGGTACTCCCTGGGTCGCTGTGGGGGAGAACATCCCTTGAAGTAAGCCGCTGACACCGGCGGCCAGAGGACCAGTAATATTTTGCTGTATGACGATGCGCACCAGGTCCGCGATGATCGAGTCGGCGAAGCTCTTGAAGTCGACCTTTCCCTTGGTAACGAATGTGGTGAGCGCATCGGTCATGCCCTTGAATAAATTAGTGACTGCGCCTCCAACCTGGCCGCCAAGGTCGGATGCGCTTTTATAGAAAGCTTGCAGGGAGGAGATCGCACCGCCCAGGGGAGTCGTATCAGCGAGAATCTTCTGCTGGGCTAGAAGCTTTTCGTTGATGCTGGTGATCTGCGCGATAGCCTGGTTCCTGGCCGCTTCTTCTTTGGGGTCGCTGCCCTGGTGCAGATCGAGAATCCCCTGCTCGATGATGAGCTGCTGATTCAAAAGATCGATCCGCTGTTTAGCGGCATCTCCGGTCGTGATCAGATAGTACTTTTCCGAGATATCTACGAGCGTCATCTGATTGCTAATTTCTGCCAGGGTAAACCCGCGACGCTCAGTAGCTCCTTTCTCAACGGCATCCTGGAACTTCTTCTGATCAAGAGCTTCTTGAGCCCAATAGGCTGCTTCGGCTCCGGCTGTTCCCTTCATAGCTTCGGTGATCAGTGCTTGCCGGGTTTTACTGCTTTCGTCCAGACCCTTTTGGATGAGTGCGGCTGCGACGTATTGACCCTGAACGTCGAGTAACTGGGCCTGGATGCTCTGGTAGCCGCGCAGTTGGTCATCGGTCAGCTTTTTGGTTTCGTCGGCATCGGTCAACTTGGCGAGACCTAGTTTGCCTTGAGCCTCAGTGACCGCCTTAAGCGCCGCTTCTTCTTTTTTGTAGGCCTCGTTTGCCCCCTTGGCCGTATCGCCAGTCGGGTCTTTCCCGAATGCGGTCAGAGCCAACCCGGTGGCTGACTGCGCCTGGGCATAAGCGGTTTTTTTCGCGTCCAGCTCCGCCTGGAGGGCGGCTTCGTTCAGCTTATGCTTGGTGGCAAGGTAGGTCTGCAGGTCCATCAAGCCCCATTCATAGGACTCCTTGTTGGACTCTTCCAGGAGTGCATTTGCTGTCTTGACGACCGCCGCCTGCTCCTCGCCGTATGCCTTCAGGTATTCCAGATAGGCGTCATGAGCAGACTTTACCTGTTTGGCATACTTCCCATCGTCATCCTCCACTGGTGTCTTTTGCTTGACGTTGGGTACACGCACATTTGTAGGCTTCGGGGCAGGCATCGGACCAGTCGGATCTTTAGCTGCATCTTTCATCTGTTCGGCAAAGTTCGCCTTGAAGGTGGCAAGCCAGGCGTTGTAATCGTTGGTGATCTTTCCAAGGGAAGCCTGCTGTTCTTCCTCATTACCGAAAGGGTTTGCTGTAACCTTAAATCGAGCCCAGGCTGTCTCGAGCTCGTGCCAGGCCCCCATAATGCCATAGACCATCACGACGCCCGCTTGGCGTACTGTCTCGAACTTGTTGAGGAAGGTGCCAATCTCCCAACCGGCGAATGCCGCTCCCAGCACGCCTAGCGAGGTCTTAACGGATGTTAGACCAACGGTGGCCGTCGTTGAGGCGACAGCTACCGACTCGCCCATCATTCCGGCCTGGATTGAGACCGTTTCCATCGCCGCGCCCGATAGCGAGACCTCTGAGGTAAGCGCCGTCCATGCCGCGGTGAATATGCCGGCTCCGGCGGCCAGACCACCGGTCGCGGCCGATGCCACCCCGACGGCCAAAGTATAGATGGTCGTTATCCCCGCGGCATAAGCCATCCCCGTTGCCATATCTTCAACGACATGCACGGCTGCGACGATATCATCGGTATGCAATTGCAGGTTTTCATTGATCTGCTTGGTGAGGTTTACGACTTCTGCAAAGACTTCCTGCATCGCGCCGCGCTGAATGATGTTGACGGTCGTCTCGAAGGAGGTTTTGACGGCAGACCAGGTACCGGCGATGTCTTTAGATGCAGGCCCGAATCCGGCCAGCACCTTGTTCATCTGCTCGAGGAAGTCGCCCGCCTGCTTGTGCTGTTCCACCCAAGTCTTCAGGTCTCCGCCCACCATGGCGCTGATCGCGCTACCGAGCCGGGAGTGAGCGCTCGCCTGGCCCTGCATGAGCAGCATGATCTCGGACTGCAGCATCACTTCATTTTGGCCGCCCTGTGAGAATACGGCAGCCGCATTGGCGAGGTTCTTGAAGCCTTCCACCTGGGCGGCGTTGTTCGTATCGATGGCGACGCCGGCTTTCGACAGCTCCAGGTTGATCCGCTGCAGGCCCTTGATGCTCAGCGAGGTGGAAGGCTCGATTTTAAGAAGTGCCTCGTTGGTCTGAAGCGCGTAATCGCGGGTTTGCCGGTAGGTATCGGCGATGCTGCCTGTAGCAGAGCCGTTGGCGATCTGCAGAGACGTCAGGATCGCGCTCATCTGGATAACGGATAGATTGAAGGTGTCGATGGCCTCTATGCTGGACTCTATCTCGTTGACGACTCCCATCAAAGAGAACCCGATACCGAGACCGGCGAGAACGCCCGTAGCAGCCGAAATAGCACTGGACATGAAGTCCGAGGCTTCAGCAACCGAAGCCAGCCCGGCCTTGAAGGTGGTAAATGAGGCGCCACCTTCATCGGCCGCAAGCTTCGCGCTCGAGCGTACAGCATCGATGCTCTTGGAAGCTTTATCGGCTTCACTGACCGAGGAAGTGCTATCGCCGACAAACTGGATGTTGACTTTGTTGTTATCCACAAATCACTCCGGGCAGCTGCTGCACGCCTGCGCTAATCCTTCTCCAAAATACGCCGTGCATTCCCCTACATCACGCCCCTGGCAATACTCGCCGATCGCCTGGGTTTTCTTCTCCGCTTTCTGGCCCTCAGAGGCCGGCTTGATTCCAAAGGCCGCGAGGGCCGCTAGGATCCCCTCGCGAAACAGCACCTCTCGTTTGCGATGCCTCAGGTAAGGCTTTGCTTCCCCTGGTGAGCATCCCCAGAGGATTTGTCCTTTCCGGGTAATGTCTCCTCCGGAGAGGAAGCAGACGGTTTCGTCAATCCAGTCGAAACCTTCTCCTTGATCGAGTCGGTCATCCCCTTTAACTTCGTCAAGAGCGAAGCTATCGGGTTGCAGGTAAAAAAATCATCGAGCACCTCGAACACCTGTTCCAGAGAGATATCGAACTCGATCTCATCAGCCAGTGCCGGGAGATCCTTTCCCCTAGGTGAGCCACCTTCCGGGATCAGCACCACGGCCAAGGCGAGGGGGATGCGATCGCCGATAACCGCCAGCATCTGCGCCTGATCGAAGTTTGATTGGAGCCGCAATCCCTCAAGGATCTCCTGCAGCTGCCTGACCTGGCCATAGACCAGGGCGCGCTGCTCATAATATTTCTTGCCGATCAAATATTTCTTGTTTGTCACGTCTAACCTCTCTCTCTTGGCTATTTAGGAGAATTGCACCATTACTTCGTCATCGCCGGTGTTCATCGCCAGCTGGAAATCGACGTTGACGATATCGACGCCGTTACGGGTCCCTTCCTGCACCTTGGTGGTGCGGAGTTTGGGCGCGCCCAGGGTGATCTTGTTATACTGAGCCGGACCGAAGGCCCCGACGTTCAGAGCGCCGGTGATGCCGCTCTTCCACTTGCCGTAATAGTCGTTGATCGCGATCAGCGTCATTTCCGGGTCGAACTTGCCCCGGGTGTCGCCATCGGTGATCTGGAAAGACTGGATGCCGCTGGTCGCATTCATGTTGTCGCGCTGTTCCAGCTTGTTCCCCAGGTCGATCTCGAAGCTCTTGAGGACCGGGGCGAAGCCGCCGACCGTGAAGTTCGCATTCAGGAGCTGGGGCGGGTTGAGGCCGCTGTAGGTCGGCGTCAGCATGGCGCCGTCGATCGGATCGATATAGGCGCCAATGAAGTCCATCTCGGCATAGAGCGCGCCCCCCACGTCTCCGGTAAATTTGAGGGTGCCCCGGGCCCCGCAGATCATCTTGATCACGCCATCGGTATAGAGCCCCATGGTGAGCGACGGGATACCGGTGGAGGCGCGCTTGTAGGTCACCGTTTCCGCGCCGGCCGTTACGCTCAGGGTCTCGGAAAGGCCGCAGGCTTTGAAGTAGGGGGAGAGGATCGGGAGGTTGTTCGCGGCATACACGGAGCCGCGGCCCATGACTTCGCACTTAAGCCCAATGTGGGCGAGCTGCGCGCCGGAGAGGTCCGGGAACTTGGAGAAGGTCGCCAGGATCACGCCCCGAGGCAGCATCTTGATGTCAGGGGTGTACTTCGGATCGATGGATATGAGCCCCGTTTCGGTTACCATGAGAGTTTCAGCGGTTCCCTCGACACCCTCGATCTTCGCCGCGACTACTCTGCGCTTAGTTTGCATGAGTCTCTACCTCCTGGTGATTTTCGGCTTCGGCTGCGGTCGTCTCAGCAGCAGCTGCAGCCTGTTCGGCTGGGGCTGAAGCGGTCTCCTGATTGGTGTGCGCTTCCCCTATTACTAGGGTCTGCGAGGCGTCGTTCAAGGTCAAAGTGAACTCGTGTCCCATGGGGCATCTCCTTGTTTTAGACTACGATCCCTTCCTGGACCGCGATATGGATCTCCACGTAATGACAAAGCACCACGCCGAACATCCGGTCGTTGATCACCGGCACCTGCACCGGAGAATTGCTGGGATTGTCTCCGTCCTGGTAGTTCCAGGTGGCTCCCGGATCCGCTGGCTGAGCGTTGCGAAACTTAGCGCGGACGGCGTTGACCAGCTGCTGAAACGCGACGCTTGACTGACTTGCATCCTGAAGGCCCATGTAGCCGCGTACCACCATGCGGTTGCAGGCGTAATACTTGGCTGTGAGCCATTTCTCGGTTACCTGTGCCCGGGTGATCTCCCAGCCCAGGATCTTCCCGGTGGGCGACTTGAAAAGGCCGATGAAGGCTCCCAGATCAACCACCTGCCTCTCGTAATCGTAGACCATTCCGATACCGGAGATCTCCTCCAGCTTCGCTTTGATGTCGCCGGTAATGTCAGTGTATTCAGCCATTGAGTTCCTTTGCGACCTCGATGCCGTAGCTTTCGAAGATTCCCTGCAGCTGAGGCCAGTACGTCTCGAGCGCCCCGCTGAACATCTCCGCGCCCTGGTACCCGAATCGTTTGATGGTTCCCTTGCGCATGATGGCCCGCTTCACCACGAAGTTAAGCCGGAGCGCTGTTTTCGCGTCGACGCCGAAGCGCCGCATGATCCAGCCGGAGAGGTCGAGGTCCTTGGGCATTGGTTTGCCAGGTGTGCGTCCCGCCTCTGTAGCTAGACCGTAAATCTGATTGGAGGAGATCGACCCCTTGAAGACCGGCGTCCCTTTCCCATCGAAGTCTGGGAGAATGGAACGCATCAGGTTCCCCGAGTCCTGGGGAGTCAGCGCCTGGATCTTGGGCAAGAGGAACATCACGGCTTCCGTGATCGCGCCTTCTACCCCGCGCTGAATCACGTCCGGCGCCTTCCCCTCGAAGAGTGGCCCGGTACCGGTGACCCTTACTACCAGGTCCATCGTTAAGGCCGCCTGCCGTGGGTCATCCTCACACGGCTGTTCAAATGCACCAGGCCCACCGGCCCGTTGTCGGGTTCCGCGGCGATGGCGCAGGCTGCAGTAACCGGTGCGTCCTTACCGATGCCGAGGTGGTCGTTGTACTGCTGCTCCAGGGAGTCGGCAAGCCGGCGGAACTCATCCGCCTTGCTGCGGTAGTTCACCACGTCCGCCTGCAGCGTCGGGTCCGAGGTCTGCCCGTAGAGTGCCGCCAGCTTGCGCAGGCAGTTGGCCGCCCCCAGGGCGGCTACCGCATCGGTGTCCTGGTCGGGGAGTGAGTTTTCGTCCCGGGGCACGGTGAAGTTGGCCCGCATGATCTCCGAGCTGTCCGGAGTGTCCGACAGGATCCTCAGCTTGGTCCCCGTCGGGGTCAGGTACAGCTTGTAGTCCCGGGAATCCAGGAAGAGCTCCGGGACCTGGCCGACCGGGTATTCGATGGAACGGAAAGTGGAGAAGTCCGCGACCCACCCCTCCGGGAGGGCATAGTCGTGCGTCCCGTTTCCCGGGATGTCTACCGGCACCAGCAGCGGGCGGATCCTGGAGTAGCGTTTCAGCGCCGCCGTCACTCCCTGGGCGTAATCGTCCGGGGTGAGACGCTCAGAGGAGTCTTTGACGTTCCCTATGACCAAATCGACCAGTGCCATCCTGAAATCCTTCGATCAGTCCTATCCGACCGATCCGTCCGAGGTTAAAAGGGGGCGGGTTGCGCCCCCGTGCTTCGATGTCAGCGGCGCAGC